AAGATGCTGCTGGTATAAGTGGATCTATATAGCTGTCCTCGTAAATTCCTTTGAATCTACTAGGTACTCCAGAAGCCAAAGGAGCTCCTACTGCTAACCAAACATTATCAGGACTGATAGCAATGGCGTCTCCAAAACTATTTGCCGTTGTATTTGTAAATTCAGTCTCTGGTTGTAGTATTTCTTTTACAGACAATCCTGTGGCAGTTTCCGAGTACACCATTACAGAGTTGGCAGATGGTATACCTGTGATAACCTGTTTGAGGTTGGCAGCATATACCACAGCTCTTCCTGTATTTCTAGGATCTGTGGCTCCAAAATTGGTGATTGTTTTTTCAGCGTACAATCTTTGTTTTTCAACAACTTCCCAATTGCCCACAGTTTCGTCGGCGTTGTCGATCCATAATTTTGATCCTTGCTTTAACAGGGCAGCGGTTTGATCTCCAATATCCTGATAAGAATCAAATCTAGATTGCGTCAACAAATATATGTTGTATTGTATAGAGCTGATGTCTGGGGCGGCTGGCGTAGGTCCAGCGGCTGCTTGAACAGCAAAGGTATAATCAGTCACCGCTACAACTTTGTAAAATCCAGTAAAATTTTCAATGTCTTTTATGCCTACAATTTCATCCAAGACTAATCCGTGTTTTTGGTTCACGGTTACAGTAACTACGTTCGTGGCAGAATCTTTGACAATGTCTTCAATTGTTAGAGCAGTAGAGAGATTTAATCTCAACACTGTCCAAGATGCATTATCAAAAGTAACCCATATGTGAGAATTTTCAACCAAGGATGAAATATCCAGTGATAATATGTCGTCTCTTGATCTAACAAATAACTCTATTTGATCTGTTTTAACATATCCGGCATTTCTAGTAATTCCTTGATAGTTGGTCAACGGATTAATGTCAACACTGTAAGGAATCAAGGACCTAGTAAAATTAGTTTGATTTACTCTTAGATATTTGTCCGATAAATTTTTAGAAATTGGGCCGTTAGTAATAACTATGGCCTGTGGATTTACCAACAGATTATCTTTGACAATTTCAAATTCTATTTCATTGAGTTGGTCTAGGCCCCCTAGTCTACCAACATTAAAAGCCCATTCTTCATCTAGTACAATACTATCGGCAGTGATTCTACTGAGCTTGTCAAAAACTTTGACCACAGCGTTAGCTGTGCCTTTTTCTCTGATAAAGCCTTGATACAATTTAAATTGAGTGACATTATCTTCTGCAAGATTCTGTAGGTATTCTCTAGTTTGATATCCTATTAGATGTCTTGCTAGCTCTCGCTGACTGGCGCCGGCTCCGTCAGCGTCTACGTTATAATAATCTTCAAATTGACTAACTCTAACATCAAAATTGCTGATCAGTCCTTTGGCAGGGGTTGTATCTAATTTGGTCCAATTACTGTCATTAAATTGAATAGATCCCTGTTGATTTACTAGACTGGTCCAATTGTAAGATTTGTAATTGACGATGTCGCCTAGTTTATAATCAGTAAAGGGTTGCCAGATCTGTATATTAACATTGTCAAATAAGAATCCCGGACTTGTATAATCGCCGTCCCAGTCAACTGTGCGGAATCCACGACTCTTGATACGTTCTTGACGATAGCCCGTTGGCTTATCATATAACACATCATTAAACACTGTACGATCATCAAAAATTGTTACGTGTTCTTTCAAAACAAAATAACATCTAAAAAAGTATATGCCGTCCGAGTCGTTGACAACATCCACCGTTAATTTTTTAAACTCTCTGTTGACATTTATAAATTCCACAGGCAGAATGGTCCCATCAACTTTTAAAATATTATAATCATAAAAGCTATCGAGCAGATTGTCAGCAACTCCGATGTCAATGTTTAATTCTATTTTTGCAGCAGCAGGACTCAACGTGATTAATGAGCTGTCAGCCCATTGGTGTTTTGACCAAAACAATAATTCTTTTATTGAAGTAATCCAATCTTTGGCTGATTCTAGATTGCCATCATAACCGGTAAATTCAAATCCCTGTGATTGTAGATATGCATCATAACCTATGATAAAATCTGCGATTTCTTGTAGAGTTGAAAATATTGTTCCGTAGGGTATTTCTTGTACCGTGGCTGTATTTACAGTTCTTCTTCTAAAAACTTCTACTGCACCTACCAACGGCAATTTTGCTATTCTTTGCCAAAATTGTACATCAAAATCTATGCCACTGGTGTGAGATTTAATACATCTGTAAAAAATATCGGCTACTCTAATTATTGTTCCATTGCCAAAAATCTTGTTAGATTCCCAGTCGATGAAATTTTCACTGACACCACCTACTGATAGCAAAGGATCATTGGTGCTTTTAACAGCTTCAAAATATTTAAAGTAAGGTTCACTGATGTCATAACCAAAAAGTTTAAAACCACCAGCCAGTTTTTCAATCACTACTGCACTATAACTTGGACTAGAAATTGGTGCGCTAATGTTAAAATTAATATCATAATTTTCTTGAGGAAGAAAAATATTGCTAGTGCTGGCGCTGGGATTTTTACTATCTAAAATATATTTTTGTTGACTTTGATCTACAAATCCACTTAATCTAGTAGACAAATTAACATCTAAATTATCTATTTTCTTTTGCAGCACTGATTCAGTCAGTCCCCTCGATCTTAAATAATCTACAACATAATTTACAAGGCCAGAAGTTTGATTGCCTCCAGATGTTGGAACAATAATATCCGAATTCTTAAAGAATAAATTTGTATTTTTATTAACTGTTTGACCAATTTTGTTAACTTTGATTCTAGATTTATCAAGAGTTTCAATGATAAATTCGTAAGGTCTCATTAGACATAGTGCCAGCATAATAACAAATGGATAATCACTGCTACTACGCCAGGCGTATTCCACTGGGGCTATGTCACCAAATTTAAATGTGCCTTTATTGTTGTATAAAACAAAATTAGTAGCTGCTCCCGATTCAAATGGGCTTAATAGGTTACCGTCTCCGTCTACAGGAATATGATTTAGCAGTGTAGCTCTTTTGTATCTATCATAAATTCCTGCTCGAGATCCTTGGCGGATTATACCAGCAGCTAGATCTTCCCACAGTAGTAAATTATTTTTTGTATATGGTGCTGAACCGTATTGGTCTTCCCACCAGCTAGGTTGTTGACTAAATCCCAACATTTCCCAGGGACAACGATGTGGTCTATCAGTATCATACAACCAAGTATACACTCCTCTCCACCATCCAGGTAAATTTAACTGCCCGGTAGGATCCCCCATATTTGAATAGGTGTAGGTAAAAGAATCTTCACTATCAAAAAATGTGTTAGTTAGATAGTCTACATTTGTTTCACTAAACCATCTTAGAAATTCAGAACTGATTACGCTGTCTAAATCTTGTTTAGTGTATGTAGATGATCCGTAGTATCCTCCAAGAATATTATCTTGACTAAACAAATCTTCTGTATATTCTTGTTTAATGTTATTGTAGATTCGTTTTTCTAATTCTAATAATACATCATCTCGGAAATCACCGTAGGCTACTGTGATACTGCCATCGTGACCTCGAATAACATTGATAGGAGTTACGTAGGTATCATCTAAAAACAAAGACGGAATATAGGTTTTATATAAACCTAATTTTGAAGGAGTTGGCGGAATAAAACAGAAACTTGAAGAAACATATTCTTTTATTTGAATAATATCTCCTTGTGTTAGTGCTTTGGAAATACTAACAAATCCAAACGTATCATTAAATGTATAATCGATACCATGAATCAACTGCACATTGTTAATATAGATATATACTGCTGTTCTGCTAAGTTGGGTTAAGTTAAATTTTGCGTTTAATGCAAAAGTTATAATTTCTGTGTCTTCTACAACGTATTCTTTGAGATTGTAGGCGCCGCTGCCCACCATATCAGAATCTGCAAATGCATCTTTTTGCGTTTTAACTTTAGACATAGTGGCCAATATTTCATCAACAAATCCAACAGGATCTAGATTATATATGGCGGTTTCAGCAAATTTAATAAAGTTATTTTTAAATTCTGTATAAGATTTTTTTGCGTACTGAATAGATTTAATAACGTTTACGTGTTTGTCGCACAGTAACATTATTGCTGTAGGAGTAATTCCTGAATGTTTTAGAAATCTTCTTGAAAGATTTTGATATCCGGTAAGATCTCTTAGATTACTCGAGCCTGGATATGATCCGTTAAATTGATCAAATAAGTCTAGCGCCGTTGAAACATGATCGACTGCCTGTCCTAGAGTAAATGTTTTTACTTCGCTGTTCAGAGGATTTTTTTCAAGTCCTACTGGAATCTCATAATATCCCAAGTGAGGATCTGCATCTGCAAAAACTTTAATTGTAACAATGTCATTTATTTTAAAACTGGTAGGAAACGTAAAAATATTCTGATTTCTAGTGTAGCTTCCAGAATATTTTATTCCGTTAACGTAGATTAAAATTTTAGAAATCTCATCGTCTTGAACGTCTGTCCATTTGATACCATTGCTAACAATTTGTGTTGAAACTTCAGTAACTGTGGTACTGTAAATTACCGGTTGTAAGTATGTTCGATCAGATTTAAGCCATCCGTTGGCATAACTTCCAGTATGTGTAAATTTGTAATAACCTTGTCTAATTGTCTTGTTGAATACTTTTTTGTCAAAATTATAATTAAATGTATCTACATCCCAGTCAAAATTAAATTCAATATCTCCTACATTGTTGATATTTAGATAACTTAAGCTAAATCCTAATTCGGTATCAACAATACTGTTTCCAACTTTATAGCTTACTAGTTTAGTTCCTAAGAAACTGCTAACAGGATATGTGTCCATGTCTCCGTAACTGACACCATTATCGTCAAATACATCAAATAACGGACTTTGATTTACTGCGGTTTTCTTTTGACTGGCTACCCAAGATGTACCGTTAAAGTGATACATTATTCCTTTGTTTAATAGGCCGCGTCTAACAAACACTCCGTCACCGATGGTAGAAGTTGCGTCGGTAGTTTCTACTAAATTGATTTGTCTACGGTTATTGTGAATTATAAAGTTCACTGTGTAAATTCTATTATTGGCTAATGTGTCGGTATCTGCTGTGACCAATAATCTAGCACCATTAAATAATTCTTCACCGTCGACATTGTATCCAATACTGCCTTCTATGGTTGAAAATACGTCGGTGGTAAAAGTATCAATAAAATCAACTGGCGTTTTTGCTAGGCTACCGTGATTGAATAACTGCAGATTTGAAGAAAATTCAATAATAGGTCTTTTGGCTCTCGCTGTTTCAATCGAATCAAACTCGCTATCGTTAAAACTGTGTGCCTGTTCTAGAACCGATCGGTGAAACCATCTGTTGTATCTACTCCAAGGATTTGAATCTTGGCTGGCTCTATTAATTGTAATATAGTCTTTGAATTCTGGATATGTGGCCGCATCATCAAAGGGCTCTGTGTCAAATCCGCCATCGTCAAACAACACTTCTAGACTTGTTGTGCTAAGGGTCGGGGGAGATAAATCTTGAAATCTAATTAATCTAATAGATTCTCCAACACCTTCTATTACCCAAGTGTCTGCGGAATATTTTGTAGGTGTTACTAGACCAGAAAATCTAACTTTCATACCGTTGGTAAATGTAATACCATTACTGCTGACATATGTGGTTTTACCAATAACTTCGTTAGTGATATCAATTTTGGTATTTGATTCAATATCAGCAACAAGGAATCTACCAAATCTATTAATATCTGTGGCGCTTTGATAAAATAATACATCGGGTGCATCTAACGGTACAGTAAAAGTCAAAGTACCATTAGTTGCTCCTTGCCCGGTAATTCCTGTATTATAGTCTAATGCAGTAGCTTGACTAGCTGCTTCGATATATTCCCAATCTTGACTATCTTCGTCTATGGTACTTCCATCAGTTACAGGAATAAAAGTTTTAGCTTTCCATAACTTGTTATTGAATACTGCAAATTGACCTTGCTGATATGGTAGATAAGGTTTGTAAATTAATGATCCAGTATCATAGGCAGTTTTAATAACAAACCCTTCGCCCGGTGCATTGACCTGAAATTTGTAGGTTTGTCCTCTATAGAGTGTGAGAGAGGGATTTAACGACAGACCGTCTGGGAAAAATACCCAAGATGATCCTACTCCTAATCTTACTCTATATGTGCTGGTTATAGACTGTCGTTGACCAAATACTGTGATAGGTGGAGGACCATCCGGCACCCAATAGTATTCACGAAAATTTACAAACTTGTCCCAATCGATCGGAGGATTCCAAGAATAGTGATCTTGATCTGTGATTAAATCATCTCTTTCTAGATTGTTGCCAAAAAATTTCAATTGATTTTTAAAATCTATATAATCATAAAAATTTTCTACTTTGTCTTTTTCTTTGATTGTAACACCAGGTTCTAATTGATATCTACTTCTAAGAGTTGCATCTGTGTCTAAGTATACGTCCGAACCATTATAAGTTTTACCGTATCTACGGCCTACATAACCAACTGTTTTAGATAACGTACCAGGTTGAACCAAGGGATCAACAACTGCAGACATAAATTTTGCATTAGTTTCAGTTTGAAAGACTTCTGGTAGAAGTTCTACAGTTCTGCGAATTGGTAACTGACTTTGAGGGAAAATATCTTTTGCCATAATTTTATTGTGTTGAGTTTACTATAGATGCCACATCTGCACGTATTTCAACCGCAGTAATTGCTGTAACAATTACGATATCATCTACTGTTGCGCCGCTGATAAAAATTTCTTCTGGTTGACTTTGTATTTCAAATAGACTACCGAATGTTTGGTCTGGTTGTCTAGGTACGATCACAAGATTACTAACATCCGGTGCAACTTCGTTGGTAATGTATGTAATTAATTCTCCTAGGTAAAATCTGTCTCCGAAATCCCAATTGTTAATATCAAAGAAACTGTTGATTGCCGAAACTATTCTTACCTTTAGATCATTATCATTGATTGTTTTGTAGGGATTTTTGACCACTTTAAATTGTGCCTGTAGTTTAGGATCGGCTGTACTACCAAATAGAATTTTGTAATTTACAGGATGATAGATTAATTCATCACTGATAGATTTAATTAAATTCAACTGCGTTCCGAATGCTATTCTCAATGCGTCACTAGTTGGAACTTCAGGTTGGCTTATGGCTCCTGCTATATACTTTCTAAATTCAGTATCGTAGGTTCTTGTTAAAAGAAAAATATCCATTATATTACTTACACTAGGATCTATTCTTCGATCAATGTTGGCATTATGAATATATTGAAATTTGAGATCGGCTCGACCTATCACTGCTTTGTAATCAGATTCGATTATCAAGGTATTAGTGCCTAGGTCAACACGCTTTATTCTATTTTCATTACTGGCATAAAAATAAATTAATTGTCCGTTGACATAATCAGAAATAATAATATTGCTTTCAGTTTGTCTAATTAGAATAGTATCGTTGATGTTATCAACATAAGAATACGTTGTGTATCCGGAAGCATCTGTTGTTTTATAAAAAAACAAGTATTTTAGATCTAGATCTTGACCAACTATCTGTTCAAACGAATCAGGGTTGTCAATAACACCATCGTCGTCGCTGTCGGCAAATGATAGTTTTATTTCATTGGCACTTTGATAACCATCTTCAAATTTGATTACATCACTGACTTCAAATGTTTTGTCATTTTTCAAAGCATTTATCAAGCCGTTATCGGAATTTATTCCAAGAATATTAACTTTGTCTTTGACTGTTTTTCCAGTTGTTCTATCAAAAGTTTTTTGATTTACATCAAAATAAAATCTGTTCTGTTCTAGACTTCTAAAAATATAATCTAGTCCTCTGATTCTCACATTATAACTGTCTGGCTGTCTTACAAACGCTACTATCCAAGACGTGTCTAGATTACTGTTAGTAGTATCTCCGGCACGACCTAGACTAAAATCATTTAATAGATCAATATTTGCAGAGGTAATAATTTTCCAAGAACTTTCTATAGACTCATATCTTAGACCAAAATTCACATTCAAGCTAATGAGATTGGTCATTTCATTTTCTAGAGCAGTTGGCAAGTTGTTGACGAATCTAGGAACTATCCGTGTCGCAATTGCTCCTGTAGGTACAACATCATTGAACACAATAGGACCAAGTCCGTTGGCCAATGCTCCGCGGCCAGCGTTAGTTCCGTCTCCTGTAATTTTAACAACTTTAACCCAAATTCTATCTGTCTGTTCTACATCTGCGGCACTGACGTTGACGATCGCACCCTTTTTAAAGGCCTTACCGGCAGGAGGTTGAAATTTAATCAGTGCTCCTGCAAACACATATTTCAAAGAGTTAGTGGTATATGTTCCAACTTTGAATAATGACTGATCTATGTTGTTGATAAAATAGCCCGTGGATGAATTTACATCGTTGGTAGTTTGCGTCCAAAGTGTGTTTGAATCTGTGAATTGTATTTTTGTAAAATTTGTTAGATAAAAATTATACACATCTGTGTTGGTCAACAGGGGTTCTATGTTGTTTCTGATGTAATTTATAATATCAATTCTGTTGGTATACTTGAAAGACTCTGTTCTTTCTGTTTGTTCTTTGTATATCACTCCATCGTCTGCAAAAACATTTACACTTGAGTATTTTCCGCTGGCATCAATTACGTCAAAATTTCTACTGATGCCGCTGCTGGTTCGATTGATAGCTTTGACTTTTAAAATATCTTGACTGCTGGACAATGGGGCTAGATTATAATCTTCCCCAGTGATCATGCGATTTTGTGTGTAATAAATTGCAGGAGCACGGGCTTTGATACTGTCAATGTCTTCAGAGGCTGTTGCAGTGCTAATGGTATATTTCAAACTACAACTGATCAATAAGTCGTGTCTTACACCTGCTTTGTTTATATAAGGCACAGAAATATTGATTGCTCGCATTTCAGCAGGACTAACTGTGTAGCTGAGACCGTTACTGACTCTATAGTATGCTTTGAAAGCTCCTTGGGGCAAGTTGCCATAAGTGCCGTCTGCAAATACCAAATCAATTTTATCATCTTCTTTGGTAATCACACTATAGATATTTCTTATATTTGAATTGATACTGTTGTAGGCAATATTGCTGCCTGTGATACTGCTAACCTTGGTCCACGCAGATCCTTGTGTGCCATCTGAATTTGTGGCAAACAACCAAACATCTGAATCATTGATTCCGGTAACATCAACAGAAATAACTTCGTTTGTGGTAGGAACATCAACACTAAAATCAGTTAATTCTAGACTGCCTTGTTTCAACAGCATAAAGAAACCAGTGTTAGCACTGGCACTGCCTTTGCCGTCTTGTCTATAAATAAATCCTAATTGACTGCCGGGAATAGGCGGTTCTTCATAGTAATCTTCTGCGCCGATAAAACTGGTACTTACCAATTCAAACGGCATCTTTCTACTGGCCACTATTTTTTCAAAGTTGAAAATTGGTACATCTGTAAAATTAGATCTAAATCTATACTGTTGTGAATCAATGCCTTGAATTGTGTCAGTCCCCTGACTGCGGCCAAATTCAGTGTTGTCTGCCATTGCAGAATTTATAACTAAAATAAATTGCTCTAACCAATTTGAATTGGTAGGATCATTCCAAATAATTGTTTGGCTGGCAAGATTCTTGTTGTTGCTGTCTAGTACCCCTTCTGTGGTAGACACTGTGTCAAATTTAATTAAGCCTTGTGCAGGAATATTTCTTCTGCTGTTGTAGGAAATCAATCGGGCTAATCGAAGTACAGACTCTTTGGTTTCTGCTAGTTCTAAAAAATTCTCTCTACTGGCTAGGTCAGTACGGAAAGCTAGACTCTGTCCTAGAAACGCAACTGCATCTATCAGTGCTAGATATTCTGAACTTTCAATATAATCGTTAAAATCTTCTGGATAATTTTCACGAAGATAGGTGATAATAACCCTACGCAGATTTTCAAAATCATAGCTTTTAAAGTCAGCATTTTTAAAGGTCTGATAAATTCTTTTCCAGTCCTGGTTTAAAATTAAATTGTTCTGTCTAGACGTAGTTGTCATTTTCGTTCCCTATACTGATATTTATTGTAAAAATAAAATGCGTATTTTATGTTATTGTGTTATCTCTATCAAAGTCTAAACGCAGTGTATCGGTGATATCAAATGGTAGTATCACTATTTCTGCTTCTATGCGTATGCCTTGTTGTGTGCTATCTATAGACACTGAGTTTACTTTTACACGTTTATCAAAATTAATAATTTCTTCAACATCTTTAGCAATTGCTGCTTTTATTTCTGGGGTAAAATTCTCAAATAGCGTATCCCAGATAATAGTTCCAAATTTAGGATTTTCTAATTTTTCACCCTTTCTAATATAGAAATGGTTGATGAGATCTTGTTTGATCAATTCTGCATCGTACAACTTGTAGTTTCTTTTAAATTCCTTAGAACTAAATCCCCTGTATCGAAAATTGCCTGAATTTGCATTTCCTAGACTGGCTTTGTTTTTTGCAATAACTGTGTTGGTATATATTTTTGCCATAATTTATTTCCTTAGAACGGAGTATCACTGGGTTTTTTGTATTTGCGCCAATCACTAGGTGGTGTTCGCATACTAGCACTTTCGCCTTCATATCGACCGTCAACGTCTCGATCTGTTAGATCTGGTTTGACTTTTGTAGCATCTAGATTTTCGTGGAAAGGATACGGTTCAGCTGTGGGCATCCTTCTTACTATAACTGTTCTGTCTACATCATCTTCGTTGGGTGCTGGAAGGTCTGGTAGACTGTGTGTCTTTAATCTTAACGCTTTTGTTGCTACTGGGCCGTTCATATGAATTTCTGCGGCAGTTTCTTTATAACTACCTGTTACATTTAAATCCATGGTTCCGCCAACGGTAATTTTACCGTTAGTACCTACAATCACATTGTAGTTTGCACCAGTTTCAACTTGCATTTCTCCGTTTACTTTAAGGTTAAAATTACGGCCAACTTCTAGATTAAAATCTCTATCAGCAACAAAATTAAAATCTTGTTTAGTTCTAATATTAATACTGTCCTCGGCATAGATGTCAATTTTACCGTCGCTGGTAAATTCAATCCAGGCTGTGCCCCTGCTGTTTCCGATATAAATCAAATCTTCAGAATTATGAAATAACAATTGATGTCCTGTTCTAGTCCTAATTCTAAAATGTTCGTTGTAGGGAATATCTTTTAGTCCTTCGGGATTTTTTACATAGGTAGGAGCTCCGTCAGTGGGCTTTGTTTCTCTATAGTATCTGTCATCACCGTCATCCATAACAAAATGTGTTCCTCCGAGTCTTTGAACCGGAACTGGTGTTGGTGTTGGACTTTCTCTATTTCCCAAAAACTTTTTCTTGCCATTTCTATCTACAGGACCAGGACTGCTCATTCCAAACACCATGTTTGGCACATCTCGTCTTGACGTAGAAGTACTGGTTCCCCTTACTTCATCTCTAGTTAGTCCCTGAATTTTAAATCGTCTAGCAATAGGATGCACAGCTCTAGGTATTTTATCAATTTCTAAATTTTTGTCGCCTTCGTTGGCTTTTCTATTATGTTCAACCACAGGTAGCGGATGTTCCTCCTGCTGATAGTCTTCGTCTGTTTTATACGCAGTGGTTCCGCCAATAGCAGGGACCATGTGATTTTGAAATTTATCTTGAACATTTGCCACCCAATAGCCCTGATCTGGTTTTCCGTCTATGAAAAGCACAATGCCGGTTACGCCGGTGTCTGGAGGAACACCCCAGAATCCATAGCTCATCTGAGAATCATCTGCTGTGACATTTTGTCCAGTGAACTCAAAAGGTGTACATCCATAAAACGGGCTGGCATATTTTACAAAATAGGTTTGACTTTCATTACCTATTTGATTTCCAGAGTCTCGAATAAGCACAACTTCAAGGCCGCCTTGAAACAACAGATCTGCATGCCCTATAATTTTAGCCAAATAAGGAGCACCGGTAAGACTACCTTGTGAATTTTCTCGTTGGTCTTCTCTTTTTTCAATCATATTATGCTCCCGGAGCGTTTATATATGTTCCGGTATCTCGTTCTGGTTTATCTGTTTTTGTTGGGAATACATCTCCACTGCCGCTTTGATCTTGAGCAGGTATCCTAAAACCTGCTATTACCTGTGTGAATAAATTGCCTTTAAATCTAGCTTCTGCTTTTGTAACCTTAAACAATCCACTAAACGGACTGGGACTTTGTCCTTCAGGAAAATAATAACCGCCGGGATCAGCAGCGGCCGCGCCTCCAGCATCTGGATCTGCAGGAGTTCTAAAATTTACCACCACCCAAATATCTGTGGCTTCGTGATTCATGGTTCCATTTTCAGTTACTTGATCGTCACTGTCACTATGAAAATTACTGTATCCAACTTCAGGAAGGAAATAGGGATCGCCTAAAATTTCTAAATCTAGATTTATTTGATTTCCTACACTGTTAAGATAAGCCATATAAAATTCATTGGCGATTTTTTGTTCGGTACTGGTTTGACCTGACCCGCCTTTGAACGGAATATTTCCCGTGGCCATATCAAATTTTGCAGAAGCAGCACCTCCTCCTACCGATGGAGCTGAGGCTCCTTGTGCCTGTTTACTAGTCATTGTGGGGCTAGGTCTAGATGTGTTTGTAGAATTATTAGCAACACCCCCCGAGTCTTCAACCTTGTTAGGATCAATAGCTGTAAACAGCATATTTTTTATTTCAATGTTGAATTTAATGATATCTGTGTTTAGACCTGTGTATATATAGTTGTATTCTTTTTGTGCGGCACTTTTGCAGGCTGCTATTCCTTTACTTGTGGCTTCTGGCGATAGATAAGCACTGTGATGTATTTTATAAGGCTGCACTCTAAAAGTAATTTCTTTAGAAAAATCCTTAAGTTTGGGATCAAGATCTAATAGTTTTACATCAACGTTGGTTTTCCACCAAGTTACTCTACCTTGATCGTCAATTAATGCTTCGTTGGTTGCTCGATCTCTAGCTTCTCTAGTGCTGAGAATCACCTGATCAATGATGTTTGTGATGCTGGTATCTTGACTAAATTGCAGAGACTTTTCTTTAGGATTGATAGACATTTTTCCCCTAATAATTTTTCCGCTGGCTTCGTCGTAGATGTCTCCTGCACGTTTGGGTTTTTCAGTTCCGCCTTGGCTTTCTGGTGTAAATTCTAGATCATTACCGGGACTGCGGCCATAGGGATTATCTCCTACAAATTCTATATTGTACTTGTCCGGATAGGTTTTTTTCTGATCTTTTACAAGTTGATCTTCTCTCTTGTTTAAAAAAGATACTAAACTAAACTCAGGATGATCTACTAGCACTTCGTTGCTGTTTTTGCCCACAAGTTTTACGTCGTTAAAAACTTTGTTCATCTGCTGAGATAATGCCACATGATTGTAGGGGAAACATTCTACCTTGTAGGTGCTGCCTGCTTCATTGACTGTAAAATTTGCATTCATTAGTTTTACTAACCAATTAAATGGTCCTACAGTCATACTCTCTCCTGGTCCGGTCCATCCTACAAATTCCAATCTCAACACATAGGCAGCATTATCAAGATAACTCTTGTATCCGGAATTCACCGCTGCTGCCTGACAGCTCTGAAGAAATAGTCCCATACTGTAAGGTTCAAATACTTCAAATTCAAGTTTTGACCAAGGTCCCGACCCTGTGCCATTGGTAGGAACTACAAAATTTGTTATCGAAAGATTGTCAATAAAATATTCAGGGGCACCGTAGGCTGTTTGTACTCTTGCAGCACCATCTCGACCTGCACTTGATACAATGACATTTGGCAACTGACCGCTGCGATAAGATTGAGAATTTAGCTGAGCTGGACTAGCACAAGAAAACGTAAACAAACAATTGTATGAAACAAATTGTTCTAAGATATTAGGTAGTGCCATGATTAACTTCCAGCAGTGGTTGATAACGCAGCATTAATATTGGCCTTAGCTGGACAGAAAATTGTAGTTCCGGGCGAAAAATCGTAGATAGGATCTTTTAGTATTGATCTGTTTCTTTGTGCAAATACCCACCACAATTTTGCATCTTGATAAAGATCAAATGCCAATAGATCCGGACGATGCTTGTATTGATTTTCAATAACATATTTAAAATCATCATCAGAGATTGGAATCGTCCGTAGAGTCAGTAATTCCAAATACAGTGTATTTTGTTTGGTTATGTACCAAGGACTAGTTTTTTTATAAATTTCCATATATTAGAAAGAAATGCTGCCGCCGTTATTAACATATGCGCTAAGATTAAATCCTCTTTGAGAACTTTTACTGTACACAGGCTGGCAAGTGATTTGTATAGTACTGAGTCTAGGCACGGATGCGCCTGCTGCAAGTATGTAGTGAACATCATCTTTAAAATCAACCTGAAAAGATTTTATCACCACAGGAATAAATCCTAATACTTCACCATATCCAGACAAGGTACAAATTGGAGGAGGATTTCCTTGCGGAGAACTATTCCCAAAAAACATCTTAGTCAACCCACGACCTAGAGCAATTGTGCGCAGCCAATTAGCAGCATCTTCTTCAGTTTCAACTGGAAATTCTCCACTAATACTAATATCATCTGAAGTACTATTTTTATACACAGGATGAGGGAAATTTGCGTGGACTAGTTCTTGATTGTTGTAGTTTGCTTTATTTGATAGACTGAAAGAGGGTGTTGTTGGAAAAATAATTTGTCCGAACATTGAATCAATTTTTATACGCCAATCACCTTCGTTACTGGGATATACCTGCACTATCGAAGCTTCTTCGCCTAGTGCTAACGTGGCGGTGCTGGGAATATTTTTTGCTCTGGCAGCACTAATTAAATCAAGTCCTATATTTGCTAATGCAGCCGCTTGTTGTGCTGGTCCGCTTAACAATCCTGTGGCCAGTCCAGCAATACTGCCTCCTGATGCAATATTGTCAATGACGCTCTTTCCGGCTGTGGCAAAACTGCTGGCAGCATCTGACAGAGATGATAAACCGTTTTGTGCAAAATTTTGCACAGTTCCGGATAAATTACTAACACCAGATGAATTTAATTTTCCAGTAATGCCATTTAAGTTGCTGCCAAATCCGCCACTAAGTCTATTTACAGTGGCATCTAAACTTTGTTTGGCAAGACTTGAATTAGGCATACTGAAATTGCCAGCAGACTGATTTGCAGCATTGGCCAGATTGCCTAGCTCACTGCCGATCTTTGAAGCAAGATTTTGTATTGGGTTTATAGATAATGACATAATTAATATCCGTTTTGTCTATTTATTCTTTATAAAATGTGCTATTATATTACTAAAAGGAATAACATTTAATGACTATCATTGCTCAGCCTCCCAAGATCAAATACCTTACCAACAAGGATTTGCTCCGAGAAATACATCTTAGTAAAAATACCTACTGTAGTTTTACTCTGCCCGAATACAGCGAATACGATCTTATTGTTGTTAATCTTGCAAAAATCAATGTAAGAACCGTGGCAGAAGCCAAAAGAAATAGAGCTATAAAAATGGCAAAACAGGCTCACGAAGCAGCAGTGATTGCAGGTGGTAAGAAAATATCCATTAAAGAATTCGAAGTGGACTATCGCAAGGTACAAAAGCAAGATTTGGTATTTCGTGTAATGACCTTTGATCATATTCCGCTAGCGCCAGGTCGTAAAAAGACTTTGAAAAATACCGCAGACAGTCACGACAAGGTAAATTTTCCACCATTCCAACATTGGAAGTTTGATGACAACGATAATTTAATCTGCGTGGGAAAAAGCCATTGGAAAGGTGGATTACTCGATGGCGAGTTCAACAAAGAACATGGACAAATGACTAACAATCTAGCTCGTATGTTTATTAAACTCTGTGAAAGATATGCCACTCGTGGCAATGTTAGAGGGTATACCTACAACGACGAAATGCGTGGGCAGGCCATCTTACAGCTTACTCAAATCGGCCTACAGTTCGATGAAAGTAAATCGGACAATCCTTTTGCCTACTATACTGCTGCTGTTACCAACAGTTTTGTTAGGATCATCAACATTGAAAAACGCAATCAAAATATCCGAGATGATATTTTAGAAATGAATGGAATGAATCCAAGTTGGACTCGACAGAACAGCGGAAACGGAGTCAGCGGTGCAGTGAGTACTAGTTCAGTGGATGGTAGTGATTGGGATTGACCTAGTTGTTGTATATATGTTACAATAACTAAGGAGATTCTATGAACCTATTTAAAAAAGTAGCTTGTTTTACTGATATACATTTTGGACTAAAAGGTGGCAGTCGCACACATAATCAAGATTGCGAAGATTTTGTTTCTTGGTTTTGTGATACTGCAAAAGCACAAGGTTGCGAAACTGCAATCTTTCTAGGTGACTGGCATCATAATCGTAGCACTACAGATGTTAGTACTATGAACTATACTGTCAGCAACTTAGAAAAGTTAAGTCAAAGTTTTGAAAAAGTCTATTTCATTCTAGGCAATCACGACCTGTTCTACAAAGACAAGCGTGAAATTAACTCAGTAGAGTTTATGCGCCTGTTTCCTAATATTATTCCAATTAGAGAAACACTAACTCTAGGCGATGTTACTATTATGCCTTGGCTAGTTGCTGACGAGTGGCGAGATATTCCTAATATCAAAAGCAGATATATGTTCGGACATTTGGAATTGCCTAGCTTTTATATGAATGCCATGATACAGATGCCTGATCACGGCACAATTCAATCTGGACATTTTGTAAATCAGGAATATGTGTTTACAGGGCACTTTCACAAACGTCAACACAGTAGAAATATTCATTACATTGGTAATGCTTTTCCGCACAACTATGCAGATGCAGGTGACGATGATCGTGGTATGATGATGCTAGAGTGGGGGGGCTCACCTGAGTTTAAGTCTTGGCCCGGACAGCCTACCTTTAGAACATATAAACTGAGTCAAATTATTGACAAGCCAGATCAATTGCTACGAGAACGTATGCACTGTCGTGTGACCATTGACTTGCCTCTCAGTTTTGAAGAAGCAAATTTCATCAAAGAAACATTTGTGCCCCAGTACAAACTGCGAGAGCTTATGTTGATTCCGGAAAAAGTTGAAGTTGATGCCAACTCAACACCCATCGATATTAATTTTGAAAGTGTAGATACCATTGTGATGAATCAGATAAACGCCATTGACAGCGGTACCTTTGAAAAGAGTCTGCTGTTGGAGATATACAACGACCTATGATTAAGATTAAAAATTTAACCGTGCGCAATTTCATGAGTGTGGGCGCACAAACACAGGCTATTGATTTTGATCGCGGACAACTTACTTTGGTCTTAGGCGAAAACCTTGACCTAGGTGGCGACGACAGTGGAGCTCGAAATGGCACAGGTAAAACTACTATTATCAACGGTCTCAGCTATGCCATCTACGGCAATGCACTGACAAACATCAAGAAAGATAATCTTGTAAACAAAATCAACGGCAAAGGCATGTTGGTTACTATGAGTTTTGAAAAGGATGGAGTTGACTATCACATAGAAAGAGGTCGTAAGCCCAACGTTTTAAAGTTTACTGTTAATGGACGAGAACAAGAAAATCTAGATCAAGATGAAAGTCAAGGCGACAGTAGAGAAACACAAAAATCCATCGAAGATGTATTTGGTATGACTCATGACATGTTTAAACATCTTGTGGCCTTAAACACTTACACAGAACCGTTTCTGTCGATGAAGGCTGCGGATCAACGAGCCATCATTGAACAACTACTAGGTATTACCTTGTTGAGTGAAAAAGCCGAGGCTCTTAAAGAATTAATCAAGATCAGCAAGGATTCTATAGTTACAGAAAATACCAAGATTGAAACTATAAAAATATCTAACGATCGCATACAACAAAGCATAGAGTCACTAGAACGTAAACAAAAGATGTGGGAAGAGCAAAATGAAACCAGCATCACTAATCTTGCCAGAGCAATTGAAAAGCTTCTAGACATAGATATCGATCAAGAAATTGCCGCACATAGAGCATTAGATGTCTACAACACGAAACGTAAGGCTATCAACGATCTCACTAGCTGGATCAAACGGTGCGAGCTAGACGAATCTAGAGAAATCAAAGAGATGGATAAACTTAAAGCAGACATTGCTAGTTTAGAAAATCATACCTGTTATAGTTGTGGACAAGGTTTTCACGATGACAAACAGGTAGCGTTATTAGAAAAGAAACGTAAAGATCTGCAAGAAACTGCCTTGCAGGCATTAGCAACTAATACACAATTGTTGGAACATACTGATGCTGTTAAAAAGTTAGGTGAACTAGGTGAAATGCCCGCAGTGATCTACGACAATCTAGAACAGGCGTTGAATCACAAAAATACACTCAGCGGATTCGAACGTGACATAGAGATCAAAGCAGGCGAAACCAATCCCTATCTTGAACAGATTGAAGAATTAAAACACACCGCAGTTCAGGTCATTGACTATGACAATCTTAATGAGATAATCAGAATCAAAGATCATCAAGAGTTTTTACACAAGTTGTTAACCAACAAAGACAGTTTTATCCGTAAACGCATAATTGATCAAAACTTAGCCTATCTCAATCAACGATTGACCTATTATCTAGACAAGATTGGCCTGCCGCACACTGTAGAATTTCAAAATGATCTCACTGTAATTATCACACAGTTGGGACAGGATCTAGACTTTGACAATCTCAGTAGGGGTGAACGTAACAGACTGATTCTATCCTTATCGTGGGCATTCCGCGATGTGTGGGAAAACCTATACCAGGCTATTAATCTATTGTTTATTGACGAACTTGTGGATTCAGGTATGGATGCCAGCGGAGTTGAATCAAGTATTGCTGTGCTCAAGAAGATGACTCGTGAACGCAACAAGAATGTTTTCCTAATCTCGCATAGAGATGATCTAACCAGTCGTGTTAATCACGTGCTCAAAGTTATCAAGGAGAACGGATTTACAAGTTACAGCAACGATGTGGAGATTGTTGCTTGACCACAGAAGCGCACGACAAAATGATCCAGGCCTTTCAGGAATATTTCAAATGGCAGGATCGTTTTGAATATAAAAATTCAGACGAAGCAGGCATTAAGGCAAGAAACGCACTATCAGAAATTAGAGATCAGGCAAGTATACGACGAGTAGAAATACAGGAAAAACGAGAAATACGAAAACAAGCCAGAAAAGGCATGGTAGGAAGGCCCCCTAAGATACATAAGGGATGACATGGTTATATAAGAAAAAAATCGTTGATGAAATCTCGGAAGAGTATATCGGATTCGTATATCTTATTACAAATGTCGTCTCTGGGCGCAAATATATAGGCAAAAAACTAGCTAAATTTGCAAAGACCACTTATAAAACAGTGACTTTGAAGAACGGCAAAAAGAAGAAAAAGAAAATTAGAGGCAAAATTGAAAGCGATTGGAAGGACTATTATGGTTCTAGTGATGCTTTAACAGCAGACATACAGGCCTTAGGCAAAGAAAACTTCACCAGAGAAATTCTATTCTACTGCAAAAACAAATCAGAATGCAGCTACATCGAGGCAAGAGAACAATTTAAACACAAAGTTCTAGAATCAACTGACTGGTACAACGGTCACATACAGGTTCGAGTTCACGGCTCACACATCCTCAAAAAACCCAAAAAGTAATAGACAGACACTGCCGCAAGGCACACTTAGGCTCAATAAATCCAGGCAAAAGACTGCCAAATAAGCCCGCACCGGCGTTGTTAGTGTGCCCTTAAAGCTGGATCTCGGATCGCAGTCAATGGAATTCCCTACTTGGTGGAGGGGTTGTACAGTAGTATCCTTAACAGGACCATGATCGGATATGCCTACGGAACCGGTTTACTGTACAAGAAAAAGTTATTCAAGGCTAAAAGAGGGTGAAGAACCCACGGCTGTAAGTATGTTAGCGTATATTTGCAGACTCGCCGTCGTATTAAGACGCAGCTAAAGGTACCGGACGACCGCCTTGGTAATGCTGTAACGCTATGTGACATTGTGCAACTCAGATAATGTTCATTTTTAGCCCGTCAGGGCTAAGTGTGACTGAACAATCTAGATAATATTTAAAGTGCTTCGCACTTAATGTAATCAATGTTAAGAGAAAGAAAATTCGTTGAGCGACAAGCGAAAACGAATATGAGCTTTAGCTCATATCTGTAATAAATAACGTATAAGGCTTTGGAATAATAATGAAAATTCATAATCTACTACTGACATCTGATACTTCTGAATATACTTCTCGTAAAAGTATATTTGAAAGCATTGGTCAAGGAGATACTTACTTTACTAAATGGGAAAAAGAAATACATCCTGTTCTTTGTGAAGTTGCATTAACTCCTGATCAAATACAACAGCTATTCACGGCTGTTGAAAAAGGATCTGATCGTAGTATGTTGGGCAAAGGCCTAGATGCTGCCAAAGCTGCTCCAGGTAAAATCAGTGATGTTTGGTTTAATAAGTTTGGAGGCATGCTACAGGACAGTAGTCCAGTTAAAGCATTTGATCAAAAATTTGAAGAGATCAAATCAAAGATTGCTGCTGAAAATCCAAAACTAGCTGCTAGTTTGGCCAAGTACGGTGAGTATGCCAAGAATAATCCTAAACTACACAAATTCTTACTGGGTATTGCAGGCTCTGTTGCCGCAGCATTGGGTGTTGCAGTAGCAGGCGGTGTAGGTGCAAGCGTGTTGGCCATTGGAACAGGAACTGCAATTGCCGTGGGCATTGTTAATATTGCTGACCGGTTGCTACAAGGTCAAAAAGCTTCAACCGCGATCGGACGTGGAGCAACAGCAGGTATTGTTGCAGGTATTACAGCAGCCGCAATGGCTGGTGTTGGTAAGTGGGCTGCGGGCCTACGTGAAAAGTCTATTCCAATTGGTGATACTGGACTTGAAACAATAAGTTATAAGGCAACACGAAAGTTGAGTTCGTTTGGTATGGAACATACTGAAATGACTCAAGGGTTCGATGTTGTTGTTGATGCAGATGCAGCATCGGGAATTAGATCAGCAATAAAGGCCATGCAGAATGGAGATACTACAGCATTTACTGAACTTCAACGACTTGGCAGAATGGTGCATTCTGCGGATTATAAAGCACAAATGAAAGATATTGCAGGTGCTGCAAAAGATCTTGCATTAAACAATGATAGTTTATTACAGTGGATCAAAGGCCTAACACAGGCAGCATCAGCTGTTGGTGGAGCAGCCGCTGGTCAAGCAGCAGGCGCAGCAGGCGAAAAACCAGCAGCAAAAGAAGGATTTACTACTAATGGTAAAAAATTAAGTGAAGGTCAGATCTACATGGTGTTCAATCGAGTTTGCGCACAGCAACAATTGAACGAAGGCCCATTGGATTTTATCAAAGGTGCTGCCGCCAAAGGCATGAACAAACTAAAAACTGTTGGTAAAAATTTAACAACTAAGTTCACTGCTGACAAATTAAATTCAGCCTGGCAAAAAGCTGGAAGCCCTACAGACAGCGAAGAAGTAGCCAAAATTTTAACTGGCGCTGGAGTCGGCGACGATGTAGTGAAAAAAGTCTACGCAGATTTAAAAATCTCTTCTGAGCCTGCAGCTCAAGCGGCAACTGGCGGATATGCAGAAATTAAAAAGTCAATAATGCAGTTAAATACTAAAGATCGACAACGCATGATACAATATCTCACCAAACAAATAGGAAAAGCATGATATGAGAATACAAGAAATATTAATTGAATCACATCAACTTGACGAAGGTCCAATTCTAAATAAAATTGGATCTGCTGTGGGCAAAGGTGTAGGTGCGTTGGCTAAAGGTGTCGGAGCAGTAGCAGGTGGTGTTGCTGGACTTGGCGCAGCAGCTAAAAAAGGATTTCAGGCAGGTAAAGCTACTGTGGCCAGCGCAGGGGATGATGCAGATCCAGCAGCAGGTGGTGCAGCAGCAGGTGCCGGTGGCGCAGCAGGTGCAAAACCTGCTGCAGGAAGTGGCGGAACTTCTACAAAACCCAAAGGTTTTTTAGCGGGAGTAAAAGCAGGTCAATCTCAAGGATTATCAGCATTTAACGATCCAAATGTAGTTGGCAGTTCTACACCAGCAGGTAGTTCTGCTGGAGCAGCAGACGATGAAGATCCAGCACCAACAGCGGGAGCTACAACTCCACCTAGTGCTACAGATATCAACAAGGCCGGACCAAAAGGCACAGCGCAAGCTAAGCCAATACAAGGTACGGTTGCAAAACAGGCAGCTGCTAAAACTGGCGCTGCACTTGCAGGTCAAGATCAAGCACAGGCTGGTCAAACAATGTACACTCAAGTAAAAGCAAATATTGATAAGCTAGATAAAAAAGGCAAGCAAAGAATTTTACAGTTGCTACAAAAATCAATGGCAGCTCCAGCAGCAAAACCCGCAGCAGGTGCTGCGCCGGCAGCAGCTCCAGCAGCTACACCTGCTCCAGCAGCAGAACCAACAGCGCCTGCGGCAGCGGCTCCTGAAGCACCAGCAGCTGAACCAACAGCGGCAGCACCAGCTAATACAATGGCTAATGCACCGGTAAGCAAAACAAATACAGCTAAACCTGGAAATCCAAATGCAGCACCTGCCGCAGAACCACCAGCAGCGCCTGCCGCACCTACAAAAACAGGTGGTAAAGTAGCAGGACAACTAAGTCAAACACCAGGCGCTATTGCTAAACGTGCTAAACGCACAGCAGCAGCTTCTGCTAAAACAGCAGGTGCAGGAGCATTTGGTCAAATGACCAAACAAGTTCAGACAGCCGGAAAAATTAATACTGGCAGTATGGTACTTGAAGGGTTTAGTCTTTTTAGAAAGAAATAAACAAAATAAAAGGACTCCTAAGAGTCCTTTTTGTTAGAAGAACGGTAAGTTTGTTTTCTTGGTAGTTTCTAGATTGTCTTTAATAATCTCGCCAACAATTTCTCTTTCATCCCAACTAAGATTCATTGCTTCGGCATAGCTCATACCTCGCATATACCAAGCCAGTTGGAGGGCTTCTTTCTTGATCTTCCGTACCTCTTTTTCCATCTTTTCGGCTTCCTGTAAGATCTCCGGTACGGAAAGTTTTAAGATCTTACTGCGAAAAAATTTGATTGATCCATAGTTACTGGCATCAGAAATTCTGTTTCACAACTAGTACATTTGACTTCTTGAGCAGGAATATCAATCTTGCTTTTTAATGCCTGAACATGATCTGAAATAGCATTGAAAATTTCTTTAGGCGAATTGTGAATAAAGTTTTTTATTTCGGTTTCATCGGTTTCAATACCATCTGGAGTTTCTATCTGTGCTACACATTGAGCAATTACATCAACTGTTAACTGTGTAAGTTTGCTAAAACTCTTGCCAAACTTGTCTAATTTTTCTTCATCGCTGAGTGTTTCGTCGTTGATCACTCCAAAGATACGCTGTTGCTCTAGACTTTTTAAACTGGTCTGTGTCATCTCTAGATAGGTATAGGGTCTAACATAAACAGTTAATGGATCTACAACAACTTTGGGATCAAACTGAAATTGATTTAATTTTTCTAACCAAGTGTTGAGATTGATTTCGTAATCATTTTCTGCATTGCAATTTGGACAATTTGTGCTGACTTCCATTTTTTCACCGTAGGTTGCAATACGTACAGCTACCAATGCCGCATCAACATCAATGCTAGGCATCTTCCAAGGATCTTGAATTGCAGGAATACAACTTTTGAGAACTTCTACAGTGCTTTGACCATTCAACAGTGCATCTGGAGTTTTAAACATCAGTTCATCTTTGGCAGTCATTGCATAGACAGCATAGTCGCCTGTGGTACTTATGTCCAGAGCATCTTTAGCGTAGTATTCACCCTTAGAAGGCAACCTAATATAAATTTTAGGCTGTCTGTACCAATTAGACAACATGGTCTTCTTGGGCTGTAGGGGTTGGTTGTTTTCCATAGATTTGATCTCCAATAAATACTATTAACGGTATCTTATTTATATACGCAGTTTTTCCGGAAAAAATTAATGGCCCAAAAAGTAGAAATTGACATCCCTGGCGTTGGCAGAGTCACTGCTGACAATGCCGCATCAGAACATACTTTAAATGAATTGTTAAAAGTGATGCAGGGCATCCAAAAACAATTTAAATCAGGTACAGGACCTGGTGGATCTGCCGGTGCCGGAGCTGTTGGCGGCGCAGCTAAACCTGCTGCCGGAGCTGCTGCTCAAAATAAAGTTCAACAACAGCAGACACAACAAACAGGAAAAAGCAGCCAGGCTTTTACTAAACTGGGAATAGCCACAGGTGTAGCTGCTAAAGGTTTTGACAAACTATCAACAGGAACAGGAATAGTCACTGGTAGTTTCTTGGGTCTTGCTGGTAGTGCAACTGCACTAATAAATCAGTTTGCCAATATGGGCAACAGTCTAACCAGCGCCGCACAGACATTTAATTCAATACCAATTGTCGGAGGATTACTTGCTGGAGTGTTTGGCGCAGTAGCAGCCGCTGCTGAAAAACAACTGGGATCTTATCAAGCATTGGCCAACTCTGGCGCTACGTTTGGCGGCAGTATGAATGCTATGACTAATGCTGCAAGTGGCGCAGGATTAACAGTAGAACAGTTCAGTAAGATTGTAGCTGCCAACGGTCAAGCCATGGTTGCATTAGGTGGCACCACAGAACAAGGTGCCAAGCGATTTGCTGACCTAGGTAAGAAAATGAAAACTTCTGGACTTGGAGACGAGTTGCTGAGAATGGGATATTCAACTGAAGGTGTAAACCAAGGTATGGCCAGTTATATTCAAGTAATGGGATCTAACGGCAGATTGCAAAATGCCAGTACAGCACAACTGGCTCAAGGATCAGCAACCTATATGAAAGAACTGGATGGCCTGGCCAAGATCACAGGTTCTACTAGAGAAGAAAAACAAAAAGAAATGGAAGCATTGGCCAAAGATGCACAGGTTGAAGCTGCCATGCAGCATCTGGATGACAAACAACGTCAGCAGATGTTGAGTTACATTACCAGTTTTCCAAAAGCTCAACAAGGTGCTATTAAAGACATGTTGGCCACGGGTACTATTACTACAGAAGAAGGCGTGAAAATGGCTGCCATGTATCCTGAACTGGCAAGACAGTCTCAGGCATTTGGTAGAACACTAGCTGCTGGTGGAACCATTAGCAAAGAAGCAATGAACACTGCTAAAAACAGTGCTATTGCAGAAGCTAGAGAACGAAATAAAAATCTTAGTAGTGTTGGTAAGTTCAACAAAGAAATGGGAGATACATATGCTGGCGGTGCGCAATTAGCAAGGCAAAGTATTGATGGATTATCTAAAGCGTCAGCAGAACAAGCTACTACAATTAAAAACGCTGATCAAGCAGCCGCACTGGAAAAATCTAAACAAAGACTAGCTGAATTTAGCAATGCATTTACCAACTTCTTGGCAGGCAGCGGCCTAATTGAAGTTATGATGGGAGCTTTAGAAACATTAGGTGCTGTAATTACTGCTGTGGCTATACCTGTGTTTAATGTGTTTGCAAGTGTGCTAAAATCAGTTACGCCGTTTATCTCTGATACTCTAGTCCCAGCAATTCAAGTTTTAGGATTTTGGATATCAGAAGGTGTTCTACCAATACTGATGAAATTGGGGAACATTATTGGAACTATGTTGAATCCATTGATGGAAGGCACAGGCAGTGTTATTTCGGGAGTTCTTGAACCTGCACTCTATGGAATTAGTGATTTTATTGAAGACAATCTAGAACCTGTGATGGCGGTGCTTATGGGAGCAGTTATTGGTCTTACTGCTGCTAAAGTTGTATCTACTGTTTCTGCCTGGGCCAGTTCAGCAGCTGACATGGCAAAAACCGCGGCATCAGTTCCGTTTATTGCATCAATGATAGCTATGGCTGCTAGTGTTTGGGCTACTGTGGCTCCTTTTCTAGCACTTGCTGCTCCTGTGCTTCTCACAGTGGCTGCTATAGGATTATTAGTATACGGTGCTAAAAAGTTAGGCGTTGATTTCAAAGTGTTAAGCGATGCTGCTAGTTTTGTTGGTAGTCTTATTAAAACTGTATTCTTGCAATTTCAAAAGGGATTGTTTAGTCTACTGAATAAAATTCCCGGAATGAGAGGAGACTTTGACGAAGCTATCAAAGGTGTTGATGAACAATTAACGTCCGAAGGTCAAAAACGTAGTCAGCTTACCGACGATATGGGTAAGCGTATGCAAGACAATCAAGATAAAGATAAAGCAGACAAAGCTGCTCAAGCCAAAGCTGAAAGAGAAGATCTTAGAAAAACAAATCCAGAAGAAGCCAAGAAACTAGACGACAGAGATAAACGTGATGCAGAAAGAACAAAACGTAGCGAACAGCGTGAAAAAGATGCCATTGAACGTAAAAAGCAGGCTGAATTAAAAGCTGTTGGAGACAAAACCGAAGCTGAGAAAAAAGCAGAAGAAGCCAAAAAAGAAACTAAAGAAGTGGATATGTCTGGTCCACAGGCCATGCTTAAATCATTTAGTGATCAACAAAATGGATTTCTTAGCAAGAAAATAGAAGCTGCTGGAGGTGGTGGAGGTGGTGGCAAAGCTACATCGGCTCCCGGAAAAGCGTCATCTGGTGGAGGTGGTGGAGGTGGTGGAGGTGCCGCATCATCTTCCGGTGGTGGAGGTGGTGGAGGTGGTGGATCGGCTAGTGGAGATATGAGCGGTCCAAAATTACCAGCTGTAGGTGATAAACAACCAACTGGACCATCACCAGACAGCATGCAGGCTGATGTTGGCGATCTATCAAAATATCTAAAACTTCAACCTGGCGTAAATCTACAAGGTCTAGAACCTGGAGTTCAAAAACGTCTTGCCGGAATGGCATCGGAATATTTTAATTCCACTGGTCAAAAGATTCAGATTAACACTGCCTATAGAGATTCAAAAGAACAAGCAGAACTATTTAAAAAGTACGGATCACCTAGAGCTGCACCTCCGGGACGCAGTAAGCACGAAGTTGGTCTAGCATTTGATATGAATTCTGCAGATGCTAACAAAGCAGTGGGTCTAGGACTATTTGACAAATTTGGATTTGCTCGTCCGGTTAGTGCAGAAGCCTGGCACGTTGAAGCTAGAGAAGCCCGAGGAGGATCTCCCGATAATCCAGCAGCACCTGGCAAAGGAGTAATGGTCGCAGGCGCTGGCGGAAAAGCAACAAGTCCGGATTCGGGTAAACCTTCGGCAAAAAACGGAGGAGTTATAAAAGGACCGATGAGTGGGTATGGAGCAAACTTACACGGCACAGAAGCAGTAGTTCCATTGCCTGACGGGAAAAAAATTCCAGTGACTGTAAACGGAATGTCTGATTTTAAATCTGTAGTATCGTCCGCACAAGGAGGTTTATCAGCATTAGCAGCCGGCGCTGATGCATCAACTCAATCAACAGCTGATACTACTGCTACCAGTGCATCTTCTAGTGCAGACAGTGGGTCTGGTCAAGAAAGTGCAGTATCGCTGCTATCTTCGTTAAATAACAAGATGGACCAACTAATATCTATCAATGGACAATTGGCCAATATTAATAGCGACCAATTACGTGTGCAAAAAGGATTTAGTTTTGGTGATGTGTTTAAATCACCTGTATAATTTGGAAGAATAATGAGCTGGAAAAAGTACTTCACACCGGTAAAAATAGAAAATCAAACAGGATCTATGAGTCCCATTGGCGGTGGTCGACCAGGGCCAGCCCGTGCAAACTATTCTAGTTTTTTACCTGATGTTTATGCAGGAAGCCCTAATCGTGTTGAACGATATATGCAGTATGATACTATGGACATGGATTCAGAAGTCAATGCTGCCTTAGACATACTTGCAGAATTCTGCACACAAAAAGACAAAGAGAATGCCACACCATTTCATTTTTATTTTAAAGGCAAGCCTACTTCAACAGAAGTAAAATTACTAAAAGACAGTCTGCAAAAGTGGACAAAACAACAACAATTTGAAACAAGAATATTCCGAATTGTGCGGAACACATTTAAGTACGGAGATTGTTTTTTTGTTAGAGATCCCCAAACACAAAAATGGTTGTTTGTAGATGCAGCCAAAGTTACAAAAATTATCGTCAATGAAAGTGAAGGCAAGATACCTGAACAGTATGTGATCAAAGACATTAATTTTAATTTTAAAGAATTAATTGCAACTACTCCTCACAACACAACTAATACTGCACCCAGCGGTACAAGCAGCTATTCCAGTGGCGGCGGATTAGGTCGTGGCATGGTTGGTTCAGTCGCACAACCACCAGGTACTAGATTTCATAATCAAACCAATGAAGTTACAGTAGATGCTAAACACGTAGTGCATATCACACTCAGTGAAGGATTAGATAACAACTATCCCTTCGGCAACAGTTTGTTAGAATCCGTATTTAAAGTCTACAAGCAAAAAGAATTGCTTGAAGATGCGATTATTATCTATCGTATACAACGTGCCCCAGAAAGACGTATTTTTTATGTCGACGTTGGAAATATGCCAGCACACATGGCCATGAGCTTTGTTGAACGTGTCAAAAACGAAATACAACAAAGACGCATTCCTAGTAGTACAGGTGGCGGACAAAACATGGTTGATGCTAGTTATAATCCACTTAGTGCAAGTGAAGACTACTTTTTCCCGCAGACAGCAGAAGGGCGTGGTTCAAAAGTAGAAACACTACCAGGCGGTACTAATCTAGGCGAAATCACTGACCTGCGTTATTTTACTAACAAATTATTCCGTGCTTTAAGAATCCCCAGTGCATATTTGCCCACAGCAGTTGACGAAGCCCCAAACAGTCTAGCAGATGGCAAAGTGGGCACAGCATATATTCAAGAACTAAGGTTCAATGAATACTGCAAACGACTGCAGGCCATGGTAGTAGAAACTTTTGATGTTGAATTTAAATATTGGATGAACAACAATGGCATCAATATTGATTCCAGTTTATTCGAATTAAAATTCAACGAGCCACAGAATTTTGCAGCCTATCGTCAGGCTGAACTAGACACCACTAGGGCAGCAATATTTTCGCAGGTCCAAGAGATGCCGCACCTCAGCAAGCGTTTTGCTCTAAAGAGATTCTTGGGACTATCAGAAGAAGAAATCAAAGAAAACGAACGTATGTGGAGAGAAGAAAACGGCGGAAACTTAACACCTGTAGCAGATGCTTCTAGTCAAATGCGTAGCATAGGTATTACACCGGGTACATTAGGAGCAGAAACTACAGCGCAAGATCAAGAAGCTGATCCAGCTATGGCAGCGGCAGCGGAACAGCAGGCTGCTGCCCCAGCAGATCAGGCCGCACCAGCACCTGCCGCAGTCTAAAATATAAATACAATATGCTCCTATTAGAATTTTTATATTTTAACGACAATAACAATGATTTTGCTGTTGATCGTAGATACGACAGCTCCAGAGATTCTTCTGTGGTCAAAAAAAGTGACACACGAAAGATTCGACTAACACTTAGACAAATAAATCAATTGCGTCAACAAAGTGAAGCACACGAATTTGAAGAACAATCAGAACAAGAATTCATAAGACAAATGTATGGAACACCAGTTGAAGCAGCGCCAGCGGAGTGATGTAGCTTTTGTACTAGGCAATGGCAAAAGCAGACTAAACGTAGATCCTAGAAACTTTCAAGAACGTGGCGTTGTATACGGGTGTAACGCCTTGTACCGCGAATTTGCCCCAGATTATCTAGTAGCAGTTGATGTCAAAATGGTGAATGAAATTATAGCTTCGGGCTATCATAGAACACATCAGGTATGGACTAATTCCAACAAAGGCATAACATCAAAAACAAATATAAATTTTTTTAGCCCGCACAAAGGTTGGAGCAGTGGTCCCACTGCATTATGGTTTGCTAGCACACACACCTATCAAACTATCTATATATTAGGGTTTGATTATCAAGGAGCTGCTGGAAAATTTAATA